AGGATGAATGGATACATAAACAAGAGATAGTTAAATCTAGATTAATGAATATCTTAGGATTAACACCTATCAAAATATATGGTAGGAAATGTGTTATTAAAGAAGTATCCCCTAAAGACTCTAAACTATTTTTAGATACCAATCATATACAAGGCAATGTTAATTCAAGTATTAAATTAGGTTTGTACTATAATGATGAGTTGGTATCTATAATGACATTTGGTAAAGGTAGAATAATCATGGGTGGTGACTCAAATCAATATGAATTACTTAGATTCTGCAATAAATTAGATACAACAGTTATTGGTGGTGCTGATAAGTTATTAAAAAACTTCATAAAGATTTATAAACCTATAGAAATAATAAGCTATGCGGATAGAAGATGGAGTCAAGGTGGACTATATGATAAACTAGGGTTTGAGTTTGTACACGATTCTAAACCTAACTATTTCTACATAATTAGTAAGAAAAGAGAATATAGGTTTAAATACAGAAAAGACGTTCTAGTTAAAGAAGGGTTTGACTCATCTAAATCAGAACGTCAAATAATGAAAGAAAGGTGTATCTACAGAATATATGATTGTGGTAACAAAAAGTATATTATTAAATATTAATTGTTACAGAATCTTGTGTTTGAAAAGCCCCATCTGTTATTACATAGTCTATATTTACAACAACAGCATACTCACTAATATCTGATTCGGTTACTGTTATATTTGTTACTGTTAAATTAGGTAGGTATTTTTTAACAACAGTTTTTATTTCATCTTTAACCATAGATAATGTTAAATCATCATTTGGTTCAAATATGAACCTAAGTAATTCAGTACCAAAATCTGGTAAATAAAGTCTTTGACCCTTTCTAGTTAGTATTAAATGCATCAAATCAGCCTTTATAGCTGCGTCTTCATCTGAATTTAAATCCAAAAAGAACCCCTCATCACTGTTCTTGAAGGGAAAATTTATATTTATATAAGATTTACTACCCATAACTTTGTTTATTAAATAAATATTATACTATTTAATTTTTATAAGTAAATATAATAAATAAAAAAAGGTCCTATATAAGGACCTTAATTTATTAGCTTGAACAACCAAAACATTCAAATTGGCTATCTACTGGTTTTTCTGGGGCTTTATTCTTATCCATATCTATGGCTAAGTGTTTAGCTTTGTTTTCAACTGATTGACTTCTTAAATAATACTGACCAGTTTTTAAACCTAATTTCCAACCCAACGTATGTGCTGTTGTTAGTTTACCAACAGTTGGTGTATCGAAGAAAATGTTTAAACTTTGAGATTGGTCGATAAACGGACCTCTTTCAGCTGACATTTCAATCAATGATTTTTGTGATATTTCCCAAACTGTTTTATACACATCTTTTATTTCTTGTGGGATAACTGGTATGTTTTGAACACTACCTTCGTTTTTGATTAATTCATTAAGAATTTCTCTATTCCATAAGTTTAATGCCTCTAAATCTCTAACCAAATGCTTGTTTACCATTGCGAACTCACCACCAGTTACTTTACGTACATATAAGTTAGAAGTAAATGGTTCAAATGCTTCATTAGAGCCGATTACACGAGCTGAGCTGGCTGTTGGGGGACAAGTTGTTACAAGAGAGTTTCTAACACCGTATTTAATGATATCTTCTCGTAATCCAGTCCAATCAAACATACCACTTAACTCATCTTCTTTAAGACCCCACATTTCCCATTGAAATATGCCTTGAGATATTGGTGAGCCTTCATAATGTGCATATGTTAACCCACTTTCTTTAGCTAAGTCACATGATTGTCTCAATGCATTAAAATATATTGTTTCGAATATGTTTTTATTTAACAATCTAGAATCTGGAGATGTAAATGGTAATTTAAGCATAGCAAAAACATCAGCCAAACCTTGGATACCAATACCCAATGCTCTTTGTTCTAACCCACCTTTTCTACCTTCTGGTGTTGAATACTCATTGATTTCAATTGCAATATTAAGCGATTTTGTAATAGAACGTGCAACACGACCTAATTCAACAAAATCATATGTACCGTCCTTAACGAATTTTTGAACTGGAATAGATGTAAGTGTGCAGATTGCTGTGGTATCTTTATCAGTTACTTGAACAATTTCTGAACACAAATTACTAGAATGAATAACCCCAAAATTTTTGTGGTTAGATTTCTCATTAACATGGTCTTTGAAACACATATATGGCATACCAGTTTCAATTTGAGCTTCGAGGATTTTAAGCCATAAGTCATGTGCTTTAATTTTTGTACCTAAACCCATTTCAACAGCTTTGTTATACTCAACTTCATATTCATCCCCATAAATCTCATACAATGGTTTTAAACCAGCTGTTTTGATGTCGTGAGGGCAAAATAAATACCAATCACCATTGGTTTCAACTGCTCTCATAAAGTTATTAGGAATCCATAATGCTGTAAATAAGTCTCGAGCCCTTAATGTTTCATCACCAGTTTTCTTTCTGATATCCAATACATCAAATATGTCTTTATGCCATGGTTCGATGTAAACAGCACAAGAACCTGGTCTTTTACCTCTTTGATTCCAAAATCTCAATGCTTCATTAATAACCTTTAAGTATTTAAGGATGCCGCCAGCTTTACCATCTGAATTACCAACGTTGGTTTCTCTAGAACGTATATTAGAGACAGCTAAACCAATACCTTCAGCTTTAGATGATGATATTGATAGTCTACCTAACATACTTAATAATCCTTCAGTTGAATCATCTGGAACAATAGATAAGTTACAAGATGCTATTTGTGCAATCTTAGTACCAATATTTATTTTTATTGGTGTTGCTGGAGATTCTTGTTGTTGACTTAAATCATTATATTTCTCAATGAAATCAGTTGGATTATTTGTAATCATGAGAGCAACTCTAATATACATATGTTGTGGTCTTTCGACAACACTACCATTACCTAATTTCAATAGATAAATATCTTTAAGTGAACACCACCCAAAATAATCAAACTGAAAATCTCTTTTGTAATCAATAACTGATTCAATCAAATCAATGTTTTCTTTTACTTTTTCGTAGTATGCGTCATTCAATAACCCACCATTATACATCTTTTTAGTTGCTTTCATAAAGTTATCTTCAGTTTCTTTATGTAACTTACTGATAGCTATGTTGGCAGCCAATTTAGAGTAATCTGGATGATTCATAGCCAATGATTCAGAAACAACAGAAATTAAATCATCTAATTGATTGGTTGTCATATTATCAGCTAAACCTTGCGTAACTTTGATAAATACTTCGTCAGCATTTACTTTGAGACCTTCAGATTGTTTTTTAATCCTAGTGAGTATTCTACTAGGATTAAAATCAATTTTGTTTCCATTTCTTTTTATTACTTGCATAATTTATTTTTTTATATTTCCTCATCAAATGATATAGGACCACTTAAATCGGCTGATTTGTATTCTGTAGAACGACCTTCGAAGAAGTTCTGTTTTGTTTTTAATGCAATTTGGTTCATAAATTCAAATGGGTTTTTTGAATTGAACTCTTTATCACAATTAAATTGTGCCAATAAACCATCAACAACAAATTCCAAATATTGTTTCATCAAATCAGAATTCATACCAATAAGTGATACTGGTAATGATTCAGTAATGAATTCTTTTTCAATATCTAATGCAGATAATAAAATCTCTCTAATTCTTTCTTGTGTAGGTTTATTAACCAAATGATTATTCACCAAATGGATAGCAAAATCACAATGCAATGCTTCATCACGAGAAATAAATGCGTTTGCATCACACAAACCTGGCATTAAACCTCTTGATTTCAAATAAAATATACTACAAAACGACCCAGAAAAGAATATACCTTCAACAGCAGCAAATGCTACTAATCTTTCAGCAAATGATTCAGATTCAATCCATTTTAAAGCCCACTCAGCCTTTTTCTTTACTGGTGGCATATATTCAATCGCTTTAAATGCTTTACTGCGTTCTTCAGCATCTTTAATATATGTATCAATAAGCAATGAATACATGTGGCTATGAATATTTTCCATCATAATTTGAAAACCATAGAAAAACTTAGCTTCAGTATATTGAACTTCTTTTAGAAAGTTCTCAGCTAAGTTTTCATTGACAATACCATCAGATGCAGCAAAGAATGCTAAGACGTTTGTTATGAAGAAACGTTCATTATCTGTTAGTTTGTTGTTCCAATGGTCAATATCTTTCGATAAATCCACTTCTTTTTGTGTCCACATAGCATCAAACGCTATTTCATAATAATCCCAAATGTCTTGATGAATAATTGGGAATATTACGAATCTGTCTGAATTATGTTTTAATATTGGTTCTTCCATTTTTAATTATTTTTTGTTGCTTTTCTTGCTGATAATACAGCGTTTATATGGTTTTGTTCTTTTTCAGCAACACCATTTTTGTATTGTGTTCTATTTTGACCACTTGGTTCAGCATCGCCCATTTCAATTTGAATTCTAGCGTTATCAAATATAATATTAGGGAAAATCATACCATCTTTACCAAAACGTGATTTAAGGATAGCCATTGTAGCTGTACCTTCATCTTTTTGGTCAAGTGTTTTTGCTATTGATACAATAAAGTGACCAATTTGACCTTTCTTGATTGACCCACCCATTTGGTTAGCCTCAACTACTTCAGCAGAGATTGAGCTTCTATTCCCTTGAACAGCTGTCCATCCAGCTAAATCTAATTCAGATAACATCGCTTCAAATTGTCTCATAACTGCACCCTCACCAGCATTAACATCATCGAATTTCTTTGATGGTGTCACACAATCGATATAATCCAATGTGATTAAATCTGGTCTAAACCCACTAGCTATTTGTTGTCTTATATATTGTCTAATCATTGGTATTGTTGTACCATCACTAGAGAATTTTTTAAGCTTAATCTCACCAGTTCCATTTTTAGAAGCTGCTGTCATATTTTTACCCATCTCGATTAAGTCATCTTTATGTAAGACAAGACTATTTAAATCGTGACCAGACCAACACGCTAAATGTTTTCTTTGAATAACTCTAGGCATATCTTCGAAGAAGATTTGAAGGACCTTATGTCCCTCATTCATAGCGGTATTACATATTTTGGTCATCATGGTCGTTTTCCCAACCCCAAAAGGAGCCAGTATAACTGCTAATTCTCCTTTGGATAATCCGCCATCCATGATTTCATCTAATCCTTTGATACCAGTTGGTATTGGTTTTCTAAAATCCTCATCTAATACACTTTCAAGGTCGTGTAAGACATCCATTCCGTCATCTTTACTATCACCATGTTCTAATGCTTGTCTTAAGATAGATTCACATTTTTCATACTCATCAGTATCACCTTTATCGATAATCGCAGCAATTTGTTTTATTGATTTTTTAAGTTCTTGAGTTTTGCAAAACTTCATTGCAACTTCTTGAACTTTCAATGTATCATTAAGACTTGTTTCTTTGATTCTTTTTAATTGACCTAAAACATACTTCCTTGTTTGTGGATTTGTGATGTTATCTAACATTCTGAATTCAATACTACTAAAATCTGGGATAATATCGTATTCTTCTTTGGCATCTTTTATAGCGACAGTTATCAACTTTAAATGTTCATCCTTGAAATAATTAGCATCAAGAATATCAATGATTGAATTAGCAAATCTTTTATCTGTTAAGATTTGTGCTAATAATTTATACTGATAATCAAACCCTAAGAATTCTAACGTATCTTTTTCTATCTTTGCCATGTATTATGTTATTTTTATTTTAAAACTTTTGTATTAATAAATATACTAAACTGCTAAGTTAGTCTCTAAAATAGTATAATTTTTTTGAGCCAAAGAATATCGAATCTCATTAATGATTGATGGGATGATTTCTTTAATATCTACTGAATATCTAACCTTTGGTGGGAATAGATTACCAGAGAATATACCTTTAGAAACTACTTTTTTATCCACCTTGATTTCAAATTGAAAGTTATCAATTTTATCAGTTGATGTTTTAGTTGTCTCATCTTTTTGAATATGGTATGGATTATAATTATCCCATAAATAAGTTTGAGCTTTTTTCTTTAAGAAGTTAGGTATGATACCTAATCTACCGAAATCCCCATTGTTTACACCTATGATATTATCCATAAGGTCTTTTAACTCTAATGACTTAACTGAATCTTCATTGAAGTTTCTGATGTCAAAAAATCTTTGACAAATGATATGGTCATTAATAAATAATACGAATTCAAATCTTTGTTCTTCGAATTTTCTTGTATTTTCAGTATTTTTTGTTTCTGTTTTTCTAGTTTCTGTTGTTGCCATGTTAATTGTTTTTAGGACTTGTTATTTCTCTTTTTAATAAACTTTTAAAAGGGACTAAAAAATCTTGATATCGGTATTCACCCATTTCTTTATCTAACCCATCTTTTACCATCATATCATAAACTTCTTTGAACTCAAATTCATCTATGAAACCCACAATTAATTCTTCTAATTGCTCTACACCATCTTGTGTCATCATTGGTTCTTTTAGGTTTACCAATTTATGATTAATCTCATAAAGTTTTTTACCTTGAACACCTTCTGTAACACAATTAACAATATTATCTAATATCTTTAATGGTTTCTTCTTGTTTTCTGTTCTTTCTAATTGTTGCCTTTTAGCTTCATCTATTATTTCGTTTAAAGTTAATTTCCTTTCACTTAACATTGGGAATAGATTAATTAGTGTTTTCTCTTTTAGCCCTTTTATACCACTTATGGTATCGCTATTATCACCAATCATTGTTTTAACCAATGCACCATTTTCGTAACTATAGCAAAAGTACGATAAAAAATTGGTGTTGTCAACATAATTCTTAATTGATTTATCACAAAAGTAAATTTTTACATCTTTATCAATCAATTGAGCCATGTCTCTATCGTTTGTAACAATAGTAATCTTTTCATTTGGTTGTTTCTTTAGACAATAGTAGGCTATGAAGTCGTCTCCTTCAATAACTTCATGTTTAAGCTGTCTTATATGCATTTCATTGAGATAATCCCATACACGTCTTCTTTGAAGCAATTCATCCTCATCTGTAGGTTGAGTTCCAGTTTCGTAGTTTTTACCACGACCACTTTTGTATGGTTTATAGATATCATATCTTAACTTACCACTAAAGTTACCATCCCAAAACACATATACTCTATGGTATAAGTCTTCAGTTAGCATCTTTCTTAGTATAGTAAGAAATTGATAAACACCACCTATGGGTTTACCTTCTGAATTATACATGCTTTTGGCCCCGAAAAAACCCGTCTTAAATAGGGCATTTCCGTCGACCAAAAGTGTATTTGTTAATTTAATTTGTTTTTCACCACTACGTGGAGGTCTTTTGTTCATCTTAGAACATTTAAAAGGTTAATACTATTCTCTGATGTCGTCACCTTCCATGGTTCCTTCAGTTTCAGTGTATTCTAACTCAACATCATAACTAACATTTAATGCATCGTGTATGAATTTTCTATTTTTTGTTTTGTAAGCATCCAACTCATCTGGATTAACATATCCATGTGGTGTTGATGCGATAGTACCGTTTCTTTCAATACCAGTAACGTGGTTTTTCTCACATCTTATTTTTGCTTCAGTTCCATATTGGAAATCTTGATTCAATGCTTTAGCTGTTAATTTTTTAGTTCCGTGAGTTAAAATACCACCAATGTGAACAATGATTCTTGAATTAAAGAACATGAACTCACCACCTTTATGTTTAACAACAGTTCCATTCATATTATCTAACCAAATCTTTTGAACACAAATCATAGTGTTTGTATATTCACTTTCTTCCGAACGACTAGATGGAATTTTAAAGTTTACAATCGCTT